CGCGCGCGCCTGACGGCTGCGACGACGGGCCGCGGTCCTGATTGCCACGGCGCTGGAGCTCGAGGAGCGCTGCGCCTCTGGCGTCGCTGAGCGACACCTTGTCCTTGATCTGCTTCTCGACCCAGGACTGCGGCAACTTCGCCCCGAGTGCCGCCTGCATGATCCCCTGCACGCGCTCCGTCTCGGCGCGAACCGCCAGCTCGATCTCGGTAGGCTCGGCCGCCTCTTCGGTCCTGGTGGTGGCCGGCAGCGCGAGCGGATTCTCCTCGACCACAGTGTCCGACCGCGTCTCTTCAGCCATCGTCGACTCCTTCACAGTGCCGCGCGTCACAATCACGCAGGCGTTGGTATTGGACTTGTCGCCATTCCGAACTTGAGCGCCGGCATCCGCCGGCATGGGCACCAGGCTGACTTCGAACGGCTCCCAGTCCACGGCCGTCCGAACGGGCAACTTGTTGCCCTTGCCTTCCTCTTCTTCGAATTTGTAGGTGCGATAGCCGACCGAGACGTTCTTGATAATGCCGTCGCGGACGTCGTTCCAGATCGGATCGACCGAGTCGCGCTTGGAAAACCGCACGGTCGCCCTGGCTTCCTTTCCGCTCACGTTCACGGTGCCAGGTTCGACGACGCCGATCTGGTCGTTGATCGAATAGGAGCTGTGGGCGTCGAGCAACGGAGCCCCGGCGTTCATCCGGTCGATGCGAATGTGCTCAGGTTTTAGCGAGAGCTTCTCGATGTAGCGCTTGCCGGTCCACCAGTCCATTCGCTCGACGGCTGCGCCGGTGCTGAAGACCAGCTCCACTGTTCTTTGCTCGTCGTTGACTGAGCCGACAGCGGCGCGAATGGCGAGCGGCAGCATGTCGACGGTCGTCGGACTCGATGCTGGTGCAGACTTCGCGCGCGCCTTCTCTCGCATGGAGGCAGCATGCGGGCGTAGGAGCCCAACTGTGAAGAGGGTGTCCTACCGTTTGGTGGTAGTTAGTGAGGGTTAGTGACGGTTAGTCACTCGATAGGCCGCCCGTATCGGCGCGCGTCCGTGATCCGGATCCGGAACTGGCCTCCAGGCATCCGGCTCGCCGGCAGCGCCCCCTTTCTGATGTCACGGTAGATCGTGTTGATGTGGACGCCCCAATGCCGCGCCAGGCGTGACGGCGACACGAAGGCGCTGTCGTCGCGCTCGCGACGGATCAGTGGATCCGGCTGGATCGGGGCGTCCATGTCAGGTCACTCCTCGAGGGCGCGGAGCGCCGCCATCCACCCGCGCTGAAAGCACTCCTTGCAAGCCGGCGCATCCTTCGGGCGCGGATCCAGACCGACGGCGTTCTGGCCGGCCTTGATGCGCTGGCGCAACTGTCGCAGCTGCTCCTCAGGGTCCACCTTCGCCACAGCTTTCTTGCCGCCGTTCGTGTCACGCGTCTGCAGCTTGAGATCTCGCTCGGCGTTCTCGACGCCTTCGGTCGTCACGGCCATTACGCCTCCTCCTCCGTCTGTGCTGGCGCGGGTGCAGGCGCGGCCGGTTCCTTCTCGCGCGGCTGGCCCTGCTGCGTCGTCATGCGCGGATCGGAATCCAGGATGATCCCGAGCGCGTCGAACTTTTTGTTATCCGCCGCCATCTCCACGAGTAGTTCGTCAGGGTCGAATCCGCGCTCGCGGACGGACTCCGACCAGGTCTGCGCACCGCCGCGAATGTTCCGCTGGAACGCGAGCCCTTCTTTCTCAGGGTCGATGTACGGCACCGGCGGCGGCGTCCACGTGGCGACCGGCGGCTCGCCCTTGACACGGCCCATAATGACCGCCGCCTGCATCGCCCACGACCATACTGGCTGACAGAACTGCGGGATCAGCGTGCGCCACCGCCAGTCGTCGACTCGTCCCTGGTGCGCGATGCGCGACATCCGAGCGGCCGAGAACGGCAGATCGGTGTAGTCCCCGGTCAGATCCTCATAGGTCACGCCGATCCCAGCGGCGATCGTCCGCAGGGTGACCTCGGCATAGTCCCGATACCCTTCCACCCTGGGCGGTTCCACGACTTCCACGGAACGACCGGGCGCGATCGGGATGACCATCCCAGGACTGAGGCTGTCAATCTGCGGCTCGGTGGAGTCGTCGACCGTCCCGAGCGGCACGTTCGTCCCGTCGACGTCCGTTGTGAGCACCGCGAGGCACGCCGCGATCTTTTGCTTCATCAGCTGCGCGTCGTCGTACTCGTCGTAATCCTTCAGTTTCAGAATGACCGGGGCAAACCAGCTTGCCGCGCGCACCTGGCCGAGGCGCTCCTGGTGGAAGAGGTGCAGAATGTTGTCGGCCGGCACCCGGACGGAGTTCGCGCCGAGCATGCCGGTCGCGAACATCGACAGCGACGAGCCGGGGTGATCACGGAACAGCCAGTACGCCACGCGCCGACCGATCGCGTCGAACTCAATACCGTGGATGATGCGGCCGCCGTTCGGCAACGTGACGCCCGTGCGAGAGGTGTCGATGTAATCCGGCTCGAGGAGTTGCAGTTGAATCGGCAGCGGGAGCCCGTCATCGACGAGTCGGAATCGGCGACGGACCAGCACCTCTCCAGATTCAACGATGCCGCGCATCGCGAGTTTTTGGAGGCCATAGAAATCGTGACGGCCGTCCGCGTCGCACGCGGTCGTGCCGGCCCATTCCTTCCAACTGTCAGCGGCGCCCTGATTCTTCTTCGCCGGCTTCGCGAGAATTCCCCACCCGACCACCTGGTTCGCGATCGTGCCGAGCGCGCGGGTCGCGTGCGCGTTATTCCTGACCAGATCTCGCGCATGGTCGCGCAGGCTGGCGAGGCTTGCCCCGGCTGCCGCATTCGCATCGCCTGACGTCCGACGCCAGCCCTGCGTGCGCCGCCCCGTCGACGCCGCCTCATAGTGGCGCTGGAGCAGTTCGGTTGCGACACGGGCCCGAATGCGCCGCAGGCCACGCTGCGGTGAGAAATACCCCACCGCACGATCGATCCAGGTTGAAGGAGTCATACGCCTTTACTCGTGGCCGCGAGCCTCGTCCGCGAGCCCGTGGTTGAGGCCGCGACCGTGACATCGGCCTGCATCGCCGTGAGCAGCTTAAGCATCTCGTCGACCGAATGGAACGTGATCGTCTGGTCGGTGAAGGTAAGTGTCTTTGCTCCGCGCCCGTCGGCGATTGCTTGCTTCAGGTTGTCGACGTCCTGCTGGGTGAAAGGCATTAAGCACACCTCGAGGCCGGCATGTTCGGCCACCAGCGGTTCTTGTTAGCACGCCCGCGAGCTCGGTCACGTTCTAGATTCCGGTCGCGCCATGCCATGAATCTTTTCCGGATTGCGCTCACGATACCGACGTCCCTGCACCTTTACTTTTTCCGGGTTAGCAGCGCGCCACGCCTTAAGACTCTTCGCGCACTTCGCCCTGTTCCGTGCGATATATCGACGCTTGTTCGCGCGGATCCGCTGCTGACGCTCATCCTCGCTGTGTGCCTTCGGCGCCAACGGCATTACCGGCCTCCCCTCAACCACCCGCCTGGCCGCTGTTGAATCCATCCGGGCTTGAGCTTCTTCGGTGCCGCCGACGCGGCAGCCGTAGGTGTCGTCCCTGGGCGCTCGACCGGCGGCGCTTCCTCGCGCCGAGCGATGCCTCTCCGATCCTCAAGCTTGCGCCAGTCCGACTCATGGAACCGATCGAGGCCCGCGAGCGCAGCCGCGCAGCGGCCGTAGATCCTCGCGTCGAGCACGTGGTTCTGGCGCCCTGGGATCTGCTCCCACTGCATGCGGATGTAGCCGCGACGCGACTTGTGCGACACGAGCTGCTCGGCCGTCAGCTGCTTGAAGTACTCCTCCCCGTATTCAGGGAAGTGACAGAACCCGTCCGGCTCTGACCCGTCCTCTCGGCGTTCGAGCCGCAGCCATCCAAAGAGCTCGTTTTTCCCGATCGCGCCGCAGACTGGCCACAACCGACCGCCGTTCTTCAGCTTCTTGCCGCGGACCGTGACCTCGACGGCCGTCGGCGACATCACCAGCGCGCTGCCGTGGTCCTGGCCCTTGATCGCGACGACTCGGCTCAGTGGATACTTCCGCGTCCAGCTGACCACGGTATTCTGGTTGTAACCGGCATCGACCGCCATCATCAGGATCGACAGCTCGAGTCCGCTCTCATGGGCGTAGCGGCGATTCAGCAGCGCATCAACTTGCGGCCACGGGCCCTCGTCGATGTCGGCGGTGTCCCCAGGGATCTCGCCGTAATCGATCGACCAGGAGCGCTTCCCGCGGCCCCACCCGATGACCTCATAGACGAGGCGATCCTTCTGCACGTCCACCCCGGCCGTGAGCACCAGCGCGCCCATTGGCACGGTCCCGATACGGTAGTTCTCCCGCCGACGCTGCACGGTTTCCCACTCGGGCGCATCGCCGCGCGACGTCCAGACCTCCCCGAGCACGGTGTTGATGAACACCCGGAACTTCTCCGGGTCGCGGTGGGTGTCCTCGAACGCTTTCGCGATGTCGCCCCAGGACATCCAGCCGACCGGCGCATAGAGCGCGTTCAGGTGATACCCGCGCACCTTCCCGCCGGCCCGCTCCGGCACCTCGGCCCGCCATTCACCGGCCGCCAACATCTGCGCCTTTTGGTGGTTCCGGATGTGGAACAGGCAGGCACGGCACTCGTAGACCGCCTGTTCCGGCGGCAGTCCCAGCTGCGTCCAGCGGAGCTGCGCGAACACCAGTGGCTGCATCTCGCCGCAGTCCGGACAGGGCACGTAGAACCGGCGCTGGTCCGACACGTCATACGCGTGCTCGATCGCCGACCGCCCGGCAATCGTCGGCGTCGAGACCTTCATCCGCTTCTTTCGGGCAAACGTCCGCTGCCTGACTTCGACCAGGCCGATCGGTGACCCTTCCTCGTCGACATCGACCGGATACCCGTCGACTTCGTCCAAGAGCGCGTATTGCGCCGGCATCGACCGGAGCCCGACGGCGCTGTTGGCGCCGGTGATGATCAACTGCCCGCCAGGGAACTCCTTACTGAGCACGGTATTCCCACTGTCGCGTGACCGGGCCGGCGGCACGCGTTCGGCCAGGCGCGGCGTGTCGGTCAGCAACGGGTCGAGCCGCTGGCGGCTGAAACGCTTCGCGAGCTCTACCGTCGGCTGCACGAGGATGACCGGGCCGGGGCAATGGTCAATCGCGTAGCCCAGCGCGTTCAAAATCGCTTCGCTTCCGCCGACCTGGGCGGCCTTCATCAAGACGACCTCTTCGACTGGTGACGCCGACGAGAAACAATCCATCAGTTCACGCAGATACGGTGTCCGGGATGTGCGCCATGGCCCTGGCTCGGCGCTCGACTTCTTCGGCAGCTTCCGGTGCGCGTCGGCCCACTGCGAGACGGTCAGCAAGACGTCGGGCCGGATGCCATCCGCGTGCGCCTGGCGAATCGCCTCGATCGCGCTAGGCACTGGCCACCTCGAGGATCGTGTCGGCGGCGATGTTCAACGCTTCCCGCAGCGCCGCGTCGAGAATGATGAACACCCGCGCCGGGTCGGTCTCGGCCGCGAGCTCCGCCGCGAGCCGCGGCGTGACGTTCAGGACCGCTTCCCGAATGGCGCGCTCGGATTCGAAGGCCACCTTCGTCGCCTTCTCGACCTCGACTATCCGGCCCTCCTTCAAGTCGTTGGCCAGGCGGTCCCGACGGGCCCGCTCGAGCGTCGCCAGCATCTGCGCGTCGTTCAGCGTAGCGGCCGAAATGACGCGCCCTGGCGCCGGTGCCGCGGACTCTGACGGTGCGGACTCTGGCGCGGACCCTCCAGTCCGCGTTTGGCGGCACGCATTCTCCCGGAGCTCCACGATCGCCAGCTCCATGTCGGCGATGAACGGCTTGCCCTTCTCGTCTCGGCCGATGGACTTCTTGAGCCGGCCCGAGGCGATAGCCTTCCGGATCACCTTGTCGCTCACGCCTCGCTGGCGGGCCAACTCCCGAAGGGAGCACGACTTAGGCGCGCTCACCGACCCCCCTCTGCGGACCCGTGTGCGAGTCTGGAACTAGATGGTTCTTGCGCCGCGCTGACC